CACTATAGACAGGACGTTTGCGAAGAGCCCAGAGGAGGCTATGTACGTGAAGTACGACCTAGAACTTCCCGAATAGGATTCATATATTTGTACTATGAAAAAGTTAAAGAAATTATATTGCTGGTTATTCGTAAAGGTTTTTAAAAGAAAAAGTAAATACTGCGAAGGCAAGAGCGACAATGGTTCGGGGGCTAGTTCTCCGTCTGGTTCTTCGGGTTCCTCTGGGTCGTCTGGCTCATCGGGTTCTTCGGGTTCTTCGGGTTCTTCGGGTGCATCTGGTAAATAATGAGTTGGAAAGAGATATTTAGAAATAGCAATGACTGGAACGAGAAGAGTATTCTTGGTGCGCTTTCATTCGCTGTAATGGTTTTAGTCATGACGCTTGATCTGGTAACAGGTGCGTTAGGAAAAGATTTAGTAATCAATGAAGGTGTCTACAACTCTTTCGTGTACGTCACGATAGGATGTTTCGGAATCGCTGGACTAGAAAAATTTGCTAAGTCTAATGGAGAGAAGTAACGAGATATCAGAGAACACTGTAGTAGGTTTATCCTTAAGAACTGTGGGTATGATTATCGGGGCTGCAATAGTTGTAACCCTGGGGTACTTTGATCTTAAAGCAGGCGTGGAAGAAGCGAAGACTCTGCCTGCGCCAGTCATCAGTCGCACTGAGTTTGATTTAAAAGATGAGTTGATACGTGAGACCATCATGAACACACAGACAGATGTAGGAGATATTAAAACCCAACTCGCTCGAATGGAGCAGCGCTTGTTTGAGATGAAATGAAAAACACTATCCTCATATTACTTATGGTAGTAATGTTTCCGTCATCGGTAACTACAGAGGCTAGTCAGATTAATGTCAAAGGAGTTGTAGTAGTACACTATAATGCTACATGGAATTCTTCCAACAACTATACATCAATAACAAACATCAGTGGCGCAAAAATCTTACGCGCTTGGATTGATAAGGATAATACCGTTAAGGAATCAGAAGACATACACGCTGTGCCTACAGTCATATTGTATAATGATGGTAGAGAGATAGAGAGATGGGAGGCTGACTTATCTATGAGGTTGGGTATTCATCACTCGAATATTCAAGCATCAATAGATAAACTAAATAGATGAAATGGCTAACCGTCTTAACCATAGCGCTATCATTAAGCAGTTGCAGCGCTCAGTGGCACCTCAGAAAAGCAATCAAGAAAGACCCGAGCGTATTAAGCAAAGACACGGTTGTTGTTACGGATACGATTGTAACTGCTCCGGTCTCGGTGCGTGACACCATCACCCTTCAACAGCGGGACACTATAATTATAACAAAAGACAGGCTTAAGGTTAACATCGTTCGTTCGTTTGATACCATCATGGTGGATGCTATATGTGATAGCGATACCATTGTTCAAGTGATAGAAGTACCTGTGCCGTCCATCGTTATGAAGGACAGCGACAGGTGGTACAACAAGGTTTACAAGTTTTCTTTTTACTTACTGTTGCTTCTTCTATCTGTGCTTTTCTTGCGTAAGAAATTAATCCCCTGATCAGGATCCGCAAGCCTCGCAGTCTTCTGGATTTAATAGGTTACAAGTCGGTTGTTCAGCCGATTCAAGTTCCGCTACGAATTTGTCGAAGTCTTCCATAATAAGCAGTAAATAATTGTTAGTGCCCCACGAAATTGTGGGAGCATCGAAGATACAAAATGTATCTATAAAGGTTTCATTTCGTAATAAGGTGAGTACGCGTGTCTTACATCCCATAGCCTTACTTCATCGGGTGAGAAATCGGCAAATAAGTATTCTTCTGGAGATGTAAATAAGATAAACAACACGATGTCCGAATCCTCTTTGTCCATCGCTCTCTTGTTAGCCTTGAATGTTTTCTCACAAGTCTTTACACTAAGTCCGTACTTAATCTTTGTTGACTCTACTATAATGTCTGGGTCATCAGTAACATTCTTTGTTTCTTTTAACAGCGTAGACACTGTATATCTGGTTACCTCTGGTGTAACCTCAAAGTAATGACGGATAAGCAACTCACCAAGTATGCCTATGTACTCTGTGTAATACTCTCTTGATACTTCTCCTAATAATACTGATTGCTTTGTACCCTTTCTCTGTTTGTGAGTACCCTTATACCTTCTACGATTAGCGTCAATCCTTCTTAACGTAAGGTCATTGGCATATTCTTTTAGGTATGATGGGATCTGATCTTTCATGAGAGTCCTTCGAGCCGCAGTTTATTTATGGTAGACAAATCATAATGCTCTTTACAATACTCGTAAAGATTCTTACCAAGCCTCATAGCCTTGGGTAATGTCATGCCCTCTACGGCCTCCTTCCATTCTTGTGGTGTGTCACATAGGATACCTGTCTCTCCGTGCTTTATAACCTCCTTATATGGCGTTACGTTTGATGCTATGATTGCAGTACGAGTGAACCCTGCTTCAACTACTTTTAATTCAGACTTGCTTTTGTTGAACTTGGAGTCCTTCAAGGGGCTGAGGGAGACATCGAAGAACTTGTACAACTTAGCGTACTGAGTAATATCCACAGGGTTCATTCTATACTTTGCTTTTAACTTTTCTGGATAGTCCATCAGACCCATGCAATATAACTCATGGTCTTCAAACGTCATACCCATCTGCTCTATATCTTTTTGATGTCCATTGGCTCCGAGATATCCAAAGCGAACCTTGTAGTCTTTAGGCATATCCTTTTCCCAATCAACCCATTGCTCTTCCTTTTGATGTATAGTATTCGGTATCACCCGGTATACAGCGGAAGGGTTTATGTCTTTCATTATCTCTACAAGAAACGCAGAGGGACTCCAGATCTCATCGGCTATGAGTATACTCGCCTTGATATCTTTTGACTGATGGTTCTTGTAGTATTCGTAAGCAGGATTATCCTTTGGTAGTTTCCAATAGTCATCGTTGTCTAATATAAGTTTGACATCATTGTCTACCAGATACTGCTTGAATGCTTTATGATTCGAGACGCTAAACCTTCTTGATCCCACAAGGTTCTTGACCTTTGAAAGGTCGAACTCTTTAAGGTCATTAAAGTTTTCTATAAAGTGTATCTCCAGATCCTCCTCTTCCTTAAGTCTAAGGAAGGGTGTCATTAGCCGGTGATAGTTGATACCATTTAGGCCGTCAAGATAAATCAGCGTCATCATAATGCTCTAGCAACGCGGCTCTTATTAAATCAAATTCTGTATCTATGCTTCTCTTGTGCTTGCGTATGGTGTTATGCAGACGTTCAGCATCGGTACGAGCCTCACCACTGTTTGTGTGTAGGTCTTCGTACAACTCTATGGCTGCTTCCTGCATTCTTGCAGTCGCCAGGAAATAAACTTTACTTAATAGTTTCGTATCCATGCGCTTTAATTTTTGCTACAAACGTGTCCTTGGCCACCGTCCCGTCGTAATGCGTAGACTGTGATGTGAAAAATCTAGGACTATCGTCATCAATATAACCATTGTTTCGTAGATAATCAGCAAGAAATTTACTGCAACAAATAGCGTTATCAACATCATAACGGCAATTGTAGTACACATGAATAGACATAGACTCCATGTGCCACTTATCAAATCCTTCAAGAACCTTTTGGATTTTTTCCCAGTAAGTTTTTTTGTACTTTGAGCGTACCGCGTAATGCCTCCCACTGTAAAATTGATTAAGCGAAGGCGGCTTTGGTAACTCCAATTTGATTTCGGTGACTTCATCCACCCTCTAATATAAGTCTAAACTACTGTTCTTGTACGCTAAAGGAGTAAAACTTTTTTCACTACTACCAAGATTCCTAAAACCTGTACGTGAACTATTGATCTCAAGAACTACGGGGTCGTCCCAAGGTGTGGGCTGACCACCGGTCTCTTGGTTACGTTGTTTACGCACATGAATCTCTGTACGTTGGCGTATATCGTAGTCGTTTGACTGCGTTTTTCTATGAAATGTGATGAATGAATCGGCCCTATTCACGAACTTACCGCCGCCTTCAGTCATTGCCGCACTCGGTGCTACAGGCAATCCATCGGGGCCTTTAATTCTTTGAGCCTCAGTAACTGAGTGAGTGTTCAACCACACTGCCATGTTGTTGTTAACGCTGAACGTGAGTAGTTCTGATGCGGCCTCGTAGTGATACTCATGAGAAGATAGTTGAGCGTTCTTTGATATGGTTGTCTTCAGTGAGTTGTAAGGGTCAATCAGTATACCATCGTATGGCTCTTGTCGTATAAGTTTCTCAGCGAATACTATTAGGTCGGTGTAACTATAGACTTGATTGTTATTTATAATCGTAAAGTGTTTGTTCACCCACTTGTATGCGGCGACTCTTTCCTCATAGTGCATGTCACTAACAGGTACATCAACTAAGAACTCCATAAGCCTCATCTTAACAGCGGCTGTTTTATTCTCTGAAGAATATATAATCCATCTCCACTTGTGCAGTACGGATGCTGTTACCATTAAGTACAAAGCCATTGTTGTCTTACCCACATTACTGTGACCATTTATAATAGTAAACTCTTTCTTAAACAAGTAGTACTTATCTAGGTTTGTTAGTCCGGTGGTAAGTCCCTTCTCTATCTTACCTGTTGCGAAATCATTTATCCATTCCAGATCAGTAGCATCTGAAGATATAAAGGACATGTCTCCATCGTTGATGCGGAACTCTCTTTTAATCTTGTTCTCATCATCAATAATCTCACGGATAGGCATGGTCTTACCCTGGTTGATTCCATCAGCCATGGTCTTGCGTGCTAGGTCTATGTCTTGTACATCTTTGCGTACAAGTTCACGTTCCATTACACGCAGTGCCTCGTCCTCTTCCATTCTTCCTGCGGCAATGTATCCTCCACACAATATGGATGCACGCAACAACGTGCGATGTTTGTCGCCATCATCAGCCTTGCGTATCATGTGTACTACGATGTCTAACTTCTCGTAGTCAGTGTACGCCTCCCGCTGTACTGCCTCTTGATGTTCGCTACCCTCTGATAACATCAGCCCAAAAACATTAGGCTCTTCATTACTTATAAGGTCGGGGTCGTAACTCTCAAAGCATGCGCGTGAAAGATTTATTCCGGATGGGTCAACCTCTAATCCGTAAGTCCTATCGAAGTATGCTTGCAACGCACGGAAGTGGTCACGATGTCTCTCGGGGTTTGTTACCTGTACAAGTGCTTTTAATCCATCTCCACTCGGAGAAGTCCAACATGCGCGTATGTAGTCATCAGTTCCAAGCAGAGACTTGTAGTCCTCTACATCAATGTGGTCAAAGTCTAATACAATTATACCGCTATGCCCTAGGATCTGGCTGTCTCTCCTTCCTTCAAACACACCAGAGAATAGTGCGATAGGCAAAGTTTTCTTTACGTCCTTGTTGCCGGCTCTAACTTCATCGACCTTATCCTTGCTCTTCCCTTCTCGTATACGTGAGAGAGACTCTTCTAGTGTTGTGTAATGTGGGTTGTCTATGTCCGTTACTGACGGAAACATTGTGATGGTCTTACTTGAACTCATTCTCGTAGTCTATTTCTTTGTGAACCTCAGAGTACCCCACTATCTGCTTGTCGCTTATTTTGTATACTCTGAAGTTTAGTTTCTTGGCTGTAAGTTTTGTTTGTTTCTCAAGGAATTCTAATGCTTTCTTGTCCTTGTTCAAAGCCTTAAGGTCTTTCGCTCTGCTCACACACTCCAAGCCTTTCCATTTGTTGGTAAACATTTTCTTACCACGCTTTGTCTGCCAAATAATATCTACTCGGTAGAAGTGTATGGGTTGTCTATCATTTAACTCCGACCCCATATGCTATCCTGTCGTTGTACATTTTAATGTCATCTTCATACAAGATTTCAAAAACCTTCTTGGCCTCATCGCCTAGACTCCAGATCTTAGAGTTGGTAGCATTAGTTTTAAACAGCGGAATGGTTTCTCCAATGCGCTCACAAACATACTTCCAATCTTCTTCCATGTTTTCAACTACGCCTAGCCAGATGTCATCTTCCATCCATTCAACCTGCTGATACTTAAGGTAGGGCTTACTCCAAAACTTGTCAAAGAAATGAAACTGCATAAGCATATCCCTTGTTACTATCTTGTCTTCCGGGGCAGGGAAGTTGCCTGTCTCGTCAAACACCCACGCAACATTGGGGTTGTTCCTGTAGTGGTAATCGCAGTTGTATACATAGTGTGAGATAAATCTTCTCTCGGGGTTTCTTACGAACCCAAACTTAAAGTACTCGTTCCACCTATCTTCACCGGCTATCTTTTTGATAGTAGCCATTGTCTCGTGACCAAATGGTGGGCGATTATTGTCCCCGACAGTGGCCTCTGGATCTAGTTTGAGCAGTGCTTCCTCCATTGAGGTGCTTGCGTTCTTCGGAATCTTTACGAAGATGAACTTAAATTTATCTGATATAATCATACCTTGGTTACGTTTACTATTTCATATTGGTCTAAAGTTTCAGCGTTGTTCGTGTACAAAACCACCCTGTATACTAGAGACTTATTTAATTCAAGCGTATTGGTAAGCGTCTGGTCTAGAATTACAGAACCCTCTTCATATTTTCTTACATACAAAGGATTGATTGGCTTGCCGTTACTGAACACATCCATGTTCTTGTTGTGTACTCTAAGTCCTGCTATCACTGTGCTGTGATGTCGATTAAATACGCTACCCATGTATGACATTGTAAGTCTTGTGTTCTCTTTGAGATAACCCCACACCATCATCCTGGTTTCAACCAGATCTCTGTCTCTCCTAGCCATTTTTATAGACCCTTCGTGTGCCCGATTGATTTTGCAGAACACAGATATGGCTGTCGTTATAGCGTGTTGCTCTATGCTTCTTTCTATTTGATACTCAGTCATACCAATATTACTTGTCAATTATAATTCGTTTGTAATACTCTGGTGCTAGCCTTTTGATTTCCCTGTAGAGCATAGCCTCTGCTTCCCTAAGTTCCTTCTTTGTTTTTGTATCACCCTTACCTTTAGTACCAAACGAAGTGTGCAGTGTCGCTAATTTTTCTAACTGCTCATCCACTTGCGCGCGCACAAGAGGGCACATGTTGGCGCGTGACGCGCTCTTACATACCTTGTCCATTATTCTTTAAGATTAAATTCGAAATGATTCTTGAAGGGATCTCTGCTAGAACTGGTGCGTATGTCTATAGCATACACGTCATCAAACTCTTGATACACTAGGTACTCTCTGCTCTCAAGTAATTCCCTCATGGATGCCCACCCATTTGCAACATGCTTGTGCTCTGCCTTTATCAGTTTGGGTCGCAACGCACCCTCGTATGCAACTTGATTGAGAATAACCAAGTCGTGTCCTTCGGTGTCGATTTTTAAGAAGTCGATCTGGGTTATACCAGACTCCTTCAGCATGTCGTCATAGGTAATTGCTTTAACTGCCCTTGATTCTACTAGGTTCTTGTTGCCCTCGAGAGTGTACTCAGAGAACGAACTCATGCCTGCAAAGTCTCTATCTTTCTCAATGACAGACTGCTTGAATACATCCATTTGTCTTGAGCCTCTACTCACATCAATGGCGCAGTTCATGTACACTACACCATCGTGTTTCTCTAAGTTGTTAAGGTACTCTTGTACCGGCTCAACGATAACTCCTGTCCATCCGTTCTTACCTAGGCTATTCAGTGTGTTAAAATCACAACTACCTATCTCAACAAAACTTTTAGTAGCACTCATGAAGCGTCTCTGATTTGTGGTAGTATTCATCGGGTGCAAAGTATATGTAAGGTAACAGCGTCTCACCTTCGGGTGTCACTGCCCCTCGCCTCTTTCTTTTATACCAATCGGGGTGTCCTTCTAGCATATCCAATTGCTTAAGTTCATCCTCCGATACTAAGTATAGTTCTACATCTACGTTGAATCCAACACCAGGCTTCTCTACGAGAAAGGGTAGCCCTGATCCATGTACTACCATAGGGTATTGTCTCTCTGTCTTTGCATTCGAAACGTACACAGCATTGCTTAGTAGCACGTTGTTACCAAAGCCACGCTTGAGTGTACCGTATACAGCGATTAAAATATCACGCAGTTCTTCGCTATCACCTCCTTGTACCACCACTCTACGTCCTCCTTCTGCTTCGCGCTGAAGATTGTCTTGATTCCTTTGTTTAGATGCCATCTTTTTTTTCGTCTATTATATTTAATACTGTAAGCCCGCACACTCGGTGAGTCATTCGCGGTCTTTCTTTTTTCTCCAAAGTTTCCATTCATAATAAGAAGTATTAATGCAGGGAGGAGCCCCATATCTGAGAGTTTCGCTTAACATTATAAAAACTCCTCCCTTACATTAGTAATTTAGAACGGCAATCCGTCGTTGCCTTGAGCCACTGCTTTAGCGGCTTGGCTTTGAGTGTTCTGTCCCCCGTTTGCACGTGGGTTGAACACACTCGTGAATGCAGTTCCGTCGGTCTTAATGATGAAGTCCACGTTCACATTACCTGCGCCCGTTAGATACTTCTTCATCTCATCCAACTGATCTTCCTTGAAAGAGATGTTGTACTTGACAACACCACTATCAAACTCTTTGCGTTCGCCTACATATCCCATGTAAACTCCCTTGCTTTGTTGTTGTGACATAGCAATTGATTGATTAAATTTCCCCTTGTAAAAAGAACGTAGTCGATGGCTTGTCATTCTCATAATGTTCCTTGATTATGCTCAAGGCACGAGCCACTTTACGTCTACCAGAGTCAAGGGTTTCCTCTGATGCTTTATATACTGCTGGTAAATACGGGTATGCTTTCTCCTGCACTACCCAATAGAAATCCTTTACTCCGAATGCGTGTGTGTATAGGAATGCTTGTATGTCGTATCCGAATACACGTACATCTCTCGGAAATCCCTTCACGCTACGAGAAGACTTACTGTCTGCTATGAATCCTTTGCCGAGGCAGTCAAGGAAACCGCGGAAGGGAACTACCTCCCCGCCAATTTCAAGTTCTTGTAAGAACTCTACTTGATAGTCGCCATCTAGGTATATGTTCAGCACCTTCGATTCATCGAGCCTTGTTATCATGTCGATGCATTGTTGGTAGTCCTCTATGGTTACAACAGTCTTGTCTTTTGCTTTTGTTTTTTCTTCAGCCTTCCATTCCTTGTACACTTTCGTGACACGAGGGTTCTTGCCTCCGACTTCTTTGATAATCTCAGTGTCATCCATGACGTGAAACTGATTGTCAAACTTGTGAGGCTCAAACAAAAGGCAATCGTAAGCACTCCCAAATGTGAGTGCCTCCGATTCCTTACGCAACTTGCCTTGCATATATAACTCGAACAACGCTATGTCTTGTAGCGCGTACTTTATTGAAGAGTAGGACAGGTATTTTTTTCCCGTTCTCTTGACTAAAGATTCAAACCATCCATGAGTCATACTAACTTCTCTAACTTAGAAATCTGAGAAGCAGTCATGGTGCCTTTGTATTTGTCTTGTATCGCAATGAATCGTGTGTTACGATCAGGCTTGTTCTTACCTGCCTTGATGTACTCCACTGACTTCTTGAATATCTCGTTGAGACTTTCCTTAGATTTGGGTGCAGGCTCCCCTTCCTTAGCGATTGCCATGCCTACTTCATCAGCCGTAGCGATTGATGTCTCTATCCCTATACCTAAGAACCCAAGGGCTCTACCTACAGCGGACGTTTCACAATTTTCTACGTATGATGTTTGATTAATTCGAGAGGAACTCTTGTCCTCTTGCGCCATACCTTGAGCCATTACATTGCCTTCGGCATTTGATATGGTTGCTTGTATGACACATGACTCTGAATCCAGGTGTAGTACCTGCGTTTCCAATGAGAAGTCTTTGTACTCTGATAGAGTACGGAATGCAATTACACGTTGATTAACCTCAACGTACTGCTTGCCTTTGATGTTCGTTGTTTTGAACTGATAAGTGTTAGACATAGTATATAATTTAATTGATTCGAATTTACGGTATCCACATTTAATTAACAAATGCTATGGTAGTTTTTTTATTGAAGGCTCAAGCATCGGTAGTTGCCAATCAATATCCCATCGGTTGATTAGCCGGAAGACAGTACGTGATGTAACACCCAGATCTTCGGCCGCTCTCTGTACATTTTGATGCTTACGTAATGCATAGGTTACCATTACCCTCCAGTGATTCTCAATGTTGAGGTCTTCCTGTGGGTATTTCGACCCCGCTATTTTTTTGTAGAGTTGGAACTCTTTCTTTCCTGCCATCTGCGGTACATTTTTGCGGCCCACGCTCTGCGTTGGGTCGGGTTTTTATAAATAGGTCTGAGCCTTGCCATTGCAATGCGCATGAATTGCTTCATTCTTTTCATTTCTCTTTAGTGTTAAAGGTTTGCGCCCATTTTTTTATGTCTGCGCCTATAATTTTAAGGATTCACCCTTACTTTGTGAACATTTAAGGCTTATTATTGGGAAGATTTGAGCCGTTTATCTTACTTAATTGGCTCATTCTTTTCATTTCTCTTTGGTGTTAGTTAGATACATAAACAATACGCTAAGAAGTAAAGTAATTACTATTAGTGTTCTCATATCACATTCGTATTAACCTCAGTCTACGTTGGTACTTGCGTATCAACATCGCTGAGTTCGTTAGTTGATGTTGAATCTGTGGTGACCAACCAA